CTCCTAGTAATGGGATATTAAAGAACGAACCATCTTCATCACCTTTGATAGTGAAAGATATATGGCAATGATGGCGGTGCTGGTTAATGCCCGTATAAGTTCTCCAACGCCATACCGATTTAGAACTGGCAATCTTGCCGTCAAAGATGATGTAGGAGATGCGTTTATCAGACTTTGCCAAGAAACGAAGTTGATCTGCCACATCGGGCATGAGGTCGGGCTTTGGTTTCCCTGATAGATCGCGGTCAACATCAATGGCACGAACCCAGCCTTGCTCATCTGGATTATGGTCAGACTTACGAGCTGAGTGCCGACTATCACCGATCCAGCCGTCCGAGGTGCGATCACGATCGCTGAAGCAGTCATCAAATTGTTCACGAAGTTGGATCGCAGCCTTGCTTAATCTTGGTTTCATCCCAGCAAAAGAGCCGCTTCATCAGCGGTGATGCCTAAACGATCTAAAATTGCCTGTTTTGCTTTTGCCGTGGCTTTTTCTTGATCGGCTTTCCATTTATCAAATGCAGCAAATCCTTTTTCATATTCTGCCTGGGAGATTGGCTCACATTCTATAAACAAAATATCCTCAAATGAATCGCCAGTTGTTGCCCATCCACCATTGGGAATAAGCATCCTTAAAACTTCGTGTGATTTAGCCATTATGCACCGATTTCCATAAGTGTGATTGATGATCGTCCAGTACCGCCTTGAGCCACAACCGTTGCGTTGTTATTTGCGCTGGCAAATTGTACTTTGTAAGTTGTCGCTGATGTTGTTGCAGGTGCATCTTGGTAAGTAATACCTACTGACCCAAAATTATTAAGTGCGGTTGAATTAGTAAATCCTGACTGAGTTCCCATCGTGACTAAATCAGTAGCGCCGCGCACTAGTTTTGATTTTGCCCAGGCGTTATTTTCTTTTTGAGAATCAAGAAATGCAATCACCAATATTTTGCTTGTTGCAGACGTTGGCGTAATTGATGCAGTTAATCCAGAATCAATATATGTCGATGTTGCAGACGTAGTTTCTGTTGCATAGGTGGCATTTACTACTTGTAGGACTTTATTGCCACTTGCTGCCGCCGCCCATTTCAATCCTGTGGCTTCCGCGGAATCTGCCGTCAAAACAGTACCATTTGCTCCTACTGCTAAACGGGTTAAAGCAGTTCCACTACTTGCTGGGAACAAATCGCCTTTAGCCGTTGGATCAAGGTAGTTAAGCGTGCCTGCTAAGTCGTTCATATTGGCAGCGGACAGGACATCGCCTGTTGCGTAATCTGCCTTGACTGGAAAGCCTGTTGCCATTTATATCTCCTAATATGCCATTATGCTAGTGCCGATTATACCTGATATAGACGATCCGATTATGAATCCTTCTACTATAGGTTCTAGCGTGGTCAAAACGCACTTGAATGAATTTGGCGAAATATCCCATCCAAGTCCTTGCGCTTGTAGTGTTTTAACGATAGTTGAGCCATCTGGCTGAATGTTAGTTATCTTTAAATTTGAGAAATAATCCAAGTCCAGCATAGTTGCAGTTGGAACGCTTGGATCTAGAAGATCGACCGTCATTGCATCAATGCGGATAGTTGTCTCAGCTCTAGTGGCCACATATATCTTGGCGATATTAAGAGCATCGTCATTGGTCTGAGCTACAAGGTTTGACTCATTGAGTTGATGAGAAAAGTACTTGGCGATCGATGTTGCATTTTCAGAGACTTGCTGAGTGCCGCCCACAATAGTCATTCCAGCGCTGTTGATAATTAACTTATCATCAAAGGCAAAGACTAGGTTTGTGTAAGGAATGCCACCAGACTGATTAAACTCGATCGGCGTATCGCCATACTTCTTAATAACGTTAGTGCGGTTTATGAATACTGCTGTGCCTTCTGAGTTAATAAAGAACGCGCCTTGCTCGGAGAACTCTGCATTCTTTAGAGCATCGAGGGAAGTGCGAGAAGTTCCAGGATCGGCTTGGCAGAGTGTTGTGCCGGTATCGATCGTGCGCATTGAGGTTGGCCAAGATACCTGGTCAAGGATCTTACCTATGCGAGTGCCAGTATCCTGACCTGTTGGAGTTGTGGCAACGGTTGTAAGGGTTGCCTGCTGCATAAGTCTAAAGGCGTCTGTGCAGACAATATCGACGTAACCTGTCTCTTGGTTTTGCGGATAGGTGTACTTGTACTCGATCGTGTAGCCAGAGAATAAGAAGTAGCCAACGTTATTAACTGTTGCTGATACGCGTAACTTGCGCAGTGGAGTTAGGAAGCCATAGTAAGGCGAGGCTGTGTTCTGAGGATTAAAATAGCTCAGAGGATCTAAGACTCGGATCGTTGCTTGGCCAGCCTCATAGGTATCGCGCATGATGTTGCGGCCTCGACGAATGCTGATCGAGTAAACGTCTGGAGTTAAATCAACTGTTGGTTCTGGAGTAGTTGTAGCAGCTAGTGTGCCAGTACCTAGAACGCCATATTTAGCATCGCCAATAGTAAACGGATAGCCGAAAGTTGCACCGCTAGTAAAGTCAAAGCTAACCGATATGGTTGCAGGAAGACTCACGGTGCAAACGAACCAGTTCTGCGGTCAATTTGGACTTGTCTGCCAGATAGTGAATTGTTGGTTTGAGTCTTAGTAATTGCATTAGTTAACTCTTGACCATCAAGTTCTATTCGAACATTAAATTGAGGCAATACATTAAATGGCGCGCCTGCTGCGCCGCCATCGCCGAAATCACCTGGAAAAACTTGTGAACTGCCAGGAATAGCGCCATTAGTCATTGTTCCACCGGTAATAAGAGAACCACCAGCCCCACCACCGCCAGTACCGCTAGTTGCAATTCTCTTAACCTGTGCCTCAATAGCATCAAGGTAAGTTTTCCAGCCTGAAAATGGGTTCTTAGCATCTGGTAAATCTTTAAGATATGCAATTAGTCCGGCGCTTAATCCTTGTGCCTTGCCAATTTCTCCAGCTAGTTTAGAAGCCTCGGTTGTGTTGCCTGTGAGAAGTGCTAGTTGCAGTTCTAGGCGCTTACGCTCATCTTCGCTAATCTTGCCTTTAAGGGCTGCAACAATTTGAGTCTGTTCTGCATCAAATAAAGTTCCAGCCTTTTGAAGCGCTGTTTGTTCTTTAATGGCCTTAGTGTTCTTTGCTAGAAGTGCAGACTGTTCCTTGCTGCGCTTTAGTGCTGCTTTCTCTGCGGCTGCCTTCTTAAGTTCTGCTGCAACTGCTGGAGTGATCCCAGATACGCCTTTGCCTCTGTTGGCTTCTGCTTGACCAATAGCAGCAAACTGGCCTAAGTTGCCTGTAAGTAAAGCCTTGGCTTGAGCAACACCTACTCCAAAGCGACGAATAAAGGTTTCAAGTCCTGTAGAAGCCTTATCGATTAAGTTAATTATATTAGTTAGTCCACCTTGGCCCCCGCCGCCAAGGACTGAAAGCGCATCAACCAAGCCGCGACCGATCGCCTCTTGAGCATTTCTCGCAGCAACAGTTAACTTATCTAGCGAACCTGAATAAGTATCGGCTGAAAGTTGAGCCTGTCCACCGAATAGATCATTGATGCGTGTCTGGACTTCCTCAAAGGACATAGCCTTTAGTTGTGCCTGGGTTAATCCAATACCGTATTTAGCAAGGGCGCGAGTTTGTCCTACATAACCTTTACTCAAATCTCCGGCAACCGAAACGACGTCAGCGCCACTAGCTGCGGAAAGGTCAAGCGCGGTGCGCAATAATGACTGAGACTTAGCAACATCTCCAGTTGTGGTTAATAAACGCTGGAATGCTGGGCGAAGTTGATCATCGAGGACACCATAAGTCTGTTCTAGATCAGCAATAAAGTTTTTAACTTGTGGATCAGAAAAGGCTAGACCGAGGTTGTTTAGGGATCGGCTTAATACTCTGGCAGCTTTATCATCTGCTGCAAAGGCTTTAACTGCATTGAAAGAACTGCGAGCAAGTCTTTGAGCTGTAAATAATCCTAGATAAGATTTAGCAAGGTTTTTGACTTGGCCTTGTAAACCAATAGTTGATTTAGCGGCATCTGCAAAGGCTTTTTTGCCTGAAAATACCGAGGCTATATCTATCTTTAGATCAGCCATTATTTGCCATCCGTTCTAGAACGAAACTTGTTTGCTGAGTTTTCA